CTTAATAATTAATTATTAAATTCTGTCCAACGCATGAACAAGTACTTTACCATAAAATTCTGGTCTTACAACTTTCTTAGCGTATCTAGTCATTACACCCTTTCTTGGAGTGAAGTTGTCTGGATCATATACTAATGGAGTCATAATAAGTGGAATATATGGAGAATAAACAGCGCCTGTTTCTAGGAACTGTGATCCTCTATATCCCATCAATATAGCATTTTCAGTCATATATGGATTCTTGTAAACTTGGAATCTACTATTAATAGAACCAACTTTCTGTACACCCATTGCAAACTGTTGCTTGTCACCATCTGTATCAGCAGCATATCCAGGAATTGATTCTAGGATTGTTGCAACACTTGGAGAACAAACTAGGAAGTTCGCACCTCCTCTCAATGTTAACTGATGAATTTTATTACTAACTTTCTGTATTTGCGTACCTAAAGTTTGGAACCAAGTAGCTTGGTTATAAGCTTGGCCTGCAGTAGCATCATCAACAAATGATGTTGTTGCTGTATCATACTTATATCCAATTCTTGCTGACCAATATGCAGTTGTTTGTGCATTGTTAATTAACATGTCTAGGATCTCTAAATCAATTTCTTGCGAAACATATTCAGATAACATAGAAGTCAATTCAGCCTCTGCATCAATTGAATGATATGCATTCAAATCTTGAGCAAACTCTGGAGACCATACTGCTTTCAACTTACGTGTCTTAGCAACGATCGCCTCAGATCTCATTTCAAGATTAATTTCCGGGATGTCTAATGTCGACCCCGCATTTGCGTCATTCGCATTCAATGCATTTGAATCCTCAAAGTCACCTCTATCAGTAGCTGTAGGCTGTTTATGATATACAACGGATATTCCGTCGGCTGCTATTAAATCATTTGCAGTCTTAACTAAGAACTGTACAGTGTCGTTTGTAGTTAACTGTGTCGTTAATTTTGTGAATTCAGGATAAACATCTACTACAAAGTCATTAGTAATATTAACAAGGTTAAATCCTCTAACACCTTCTAGATCAGCTGATGGACATGCCAATTTCGAAACACTAATTGTTGTAAAATTAGCCGATGCATCAATCGAAGCACTAAATGCTGAATTATAATTGAAGTCTGCTTCTGATATAGAACCTGTCTGGAATTTTGCAAGAGCTACAATTGCAGCAGTATTTGTTGCTTCTGCTACTAATTTCGATGATGTTACGTCATTGATCGAATATCCAAAACGACCGGCGCCGTAAAGACCTTCAACAGCAACATTAGTTCCATCGCCCATACCTTTATCAGTCACACCAAACACAGAATCAAGTTGAGATGTTCTTCCAGAATCCGTTAGGAAGTCATTACCTCCTGCTGTTCCGGTAGTTCCTTGCTTATTTCCATATTTGAAATCTAAGTAAAATACTAGACCCGATGGTAGGTTCATTGGCTGAACACTTACAAAATCTTTAGCAGCAATTTCTGCAAAGATTCTTCTTACTAGCGGAAGGGCTACACCCGACCACTCTTCTGCTGAAGCACCTCCTGTTGAGTTTGCTTCAGATACTAATTGCTTAGCTTGATTCTCTAAGAGAACGGCCATGCCTTTTCTTTCTACCTCATTACTAAGTCCTTCCAAAAGACCGGTTCTTTTCCACTTGTTTTCAAGTTGGATTGCAACGGCGTTTTGGTTAGCATTAGTATTCTGAGGTAATAGTGAATTTACATTCATTTTTTCTTTCCTCTTTTTAAATTTACAGATTAGCTAACTTTTTCCATCTTGCAGCTAATTCAGCGCCTTCAGAAATTACTTTCTTTCTTGGTGCTGTTGAGCGGCTAGACTTTGAAGCGTAGCTTTCTTTAATTGTTCTTTTTGTTCTAGAAGGCCTTACTTTGAATGATTCAGCCAATGTAGCAAATACTAATTTAACTTCGCGTAAGTTAGACGCTCTGTCAAAGTTTTCAATAACTTTCATTTTCTGACTTTCATTCATTGAATGGTTTCTAAACAATTTGTTTGAAAATAATAATTTTGCATTTAGAAGATTAACTTCATTAATTTTGCTTCTTAAGAATTTGATAACAGTTATAGCTTCTTCAAGCTCTTTTGTTGCCTCGCCTTCTTCAGCTTCTTCAGTTACTTCTTCTTCACCTTCTTCTTCCCTCAAT